AGACCGACAACCCCGGCAGCAACACGCAGCAGTTTATTGAGGCAGTGTTGGGTATCGCCCTGCATTCGCTCGATTTGCCGATGAATTTCCACGACCCAAGCCGCACAAACTTCTTCGGATCGCGTGCCGCGTGGCTGTTGTATGACCGCAGTTGCATCAGCAAACGCGCGGACGTTGCCGAGTTCCTGCGCAAGGTCACAGTTTGGCTGTATCAAGGCTGGATTCTGCAAGGGCGATTGCAACTGCCGGCCGGCACAACACTAGAAGACCTTCCGTTTGAATGGGTTCACCGCGGCATGCCGTGGTGGGATCCCACCAAAGAAATCAACGGAGCCGTTGCCGCAATCAATGCCGGACTCGATAACCCGTACCGCATCTGCAAAGAAACAGGCCGCGGCGAGTACGAAGAAAACATCGACCAGATCGCACGCGCCAGGGAGTACGCCGAAGCAAAGGGCGTGCCCCTCAACTACGTGATGCAGCCGGTTGAGCCAGTGGCAGACGATACGCAAGACCGCAACACAAGGGGCCGCCAATGACCGGCATGCCAGAAATACCGCTAAAGCATTTTCGCGCCAACGTAAGCCGCACCAGCGGTGCCGCAATCAGTGACGACGGCGGCGAGTACGGTCACGGGTATATCACCGGGCTATCTGTGATCACACGCGGCGAAGCGTCCGGGCACAACATGTGGATAGACGCGGATTTCCTAAGCGATGTGACCGCCGCAGGTAACGCGGCCAACAGCGGACTGAAAGCACGTTTCACCCATCCGGGCCAATCGTCTGACGGACTCGGCACGTATCTGGGCAAGTATCACAATTTCAGGACAGAGGGCGAGCAAGTCGTTGCCGATCTGCACTTCCAAGAGTCGGCCAGCAACACGCCAGACGGCGACCTTGCCGCGTATGTCCGGCAGTTGGCAGCCGACGCGCCTGACGCGTTTGGCGTGTCCATTGTGTTCGATGCTGACGTGGCTGCGATGGAGTTACACCAACTCGAAAACACGCAAGGCGGGCGGTTTGTCAGTCCTGACGAAGACAACAAAAACAACTACGCGCACGCACGGCTGAGCCGCTTGCGGGCCGCTGACGTGGTCGATGATCCAGCAGCAAACCCGGACGGGTTGTTTCACAGACACGCCCAAATCGCGCAGGACGCGGACGGGCTTTTTGAGTACGCACTAGGGCTGAGAGACGACAAGCCCGACCTTGTTGCGTTAAGCGTTGACGGCGACCGCGTGAAAGCGGCGTTGCATCGCTTTTTGAGTCGTCACAATCTCAGTCTTGTTGAGGAGGGCAGCGAAATGGCAGAAGCCGTTGAAGCACCGGCACAGCCGGAAACTCCGCAGGCTACGCGCGAGCAGTTCGCGGCCGAACTTCAGCGGTATATCACCGCATTCGGCGCGAGCGGTGGCGAGTGGTTTGCGGCTGGCAAATCGTTTGAAGATTGCCAGGCAGAACAGTTGAGCGCACTGCGCGAACAACTCGAAGCCGCACGAGCAGAAAACGCCGAATTGCAGGCACGCATCGACGCAGTGCAGTTGGGCGAGGAACAGCCGGAAGAATTCGGCGACGACACCGGCGAACAGGCACCGGAAAAAGCCAAGAGCCTTGCCGGCGGGTTTGCAAACCGCATCCGAATCAACGGCGCAAGCCACAACTGAAGGGAGTCTTGACCAATGGCGAACGATTATTTGACAGTCGCTGATTTGGTGGCAGGCGCGTTTGACGTCGAGCAAACCAACACCAGCGACGTTCTCAACCAGTCTCCACTGGTTGCCCGTATGCCCCGGATCAATCCGTCGGGGTCCAACACCGTCCACAAGTACCGGAAATACACCGGTGCGCCTGCGGTTGGTTTCCGTTCCGAAAACGACGGACGCGAGAACGATCACAGCGAAGACACCGTGGTGACGGTCAATCTGAAAATTGCTGATTTCAGCTTTTCAGTTGACATTGCATCGGCCGAAGGTGACAGCCAATCGACACCGGAGCAGGTAATTGCCCGCGAAGGTGCACGGCATTTGCAAGGCATCTTGTTCAAGGCCGAGCAGCAAACCATCTACGGCACCGGGGCCGATGGCGACGCCAACGGATTTTCCGGGTTCATGAACAGCACCTACCTTGACGCGTTGGCTGACACGATGGTGATTGACGCGGGCGGCACAACCGCCGACACGGCGTCAAGCTTGTACGCAATTCGCCTCGGCGTTGACGACGTTGCAATGGTCACGCAGCCGCAGATTGAGCTGGGCGAGACGACCATCCAGCGCGTTGCCGGTGCCACCGGATTTTATCCGGCCTACTGGACGCCCGCGAGTGTCTGGCTGGGTCTGCAAATGGGCGGCGCGTACAGCGTCGGCCGAATCGCAAACCTGACCGCCGACGCTGGCAAGGGCCTGACCGACGATCTGATTGCGGATCTGTTGAGCCAGTTTCCGGCGGGCATGGGGCCAACGCTGTTGGTGTGCAGCCGCCGCAGCTTGAAACAGTTGCAGCAGTCACGCACTTCAACGAATCAGACCGGCGCACCCGCGCCGTTCCCGTCCGATTCGTTTGGCGTGCCGCTGATCACAACCGACGCAATCATCGACACGGAACCGCTGGAAACCTGATGAGCCTGTTTGAGTCTGCGATAACTGCCGGGCTGCAAATGTCACGGCAGGCCGCTGGGGTGCCCGTCACGGTAACACGTGGCGGCACCACCATCACGGTTGCGCAGGCCATTCAGGGTGAGACTCAGAAAGTGCCATTGGCGGATAATTCCGAGATCACGGTGGACGCGGCCGACTGGTTGATTCCGGTTGCCGCGTACACCCTCGGACAGCCGCAAAACGGCGACATCATCACGCGGAGAATTGACGGCGTAACATACGTTTACACCGTTGAAACTCCCGACTACGGGCAACAGGCGTGGGATTGGTCGGACACGGCTAAAACCACCTACCGCATCAGGACACGCAAGGACGGCGGCAGCGCTTACGACGTAAGCAAGCCGAACGGGTTTGACCTAGCGGGAAGTGAGATGCGGTATGACTGAGCCAACAATTGAAGGGTTGCCACAACTGCGCAGCCGACTGGAAGGGATGGCAGACGCAGGCGGGCGGCGAATCCTCAAAGCCGCGTTGCGGGCAGCACTGAACGAGATAGCAAAAGAGATGCGGCGAGACTTGCCGCCAAAAGTCAAGGAGGGACGGCGCGCAATCCGCGGGCTAGTCAAAGGCACGCGACGAGTGACGGCAAAAGTCGGCGTACACGTCGGCAGAGGTCGCAATAATCAGCCAGCAGCACGCAAGCCACCAACGGGCGGCGGTGTTGGTATCGGGGCGCAAAATATTCACTGGTGGATCAGCGGGACAAAACAACGAACACAATCAACGACCAGTAAGCCGACGGGGCGAATGCCTGCGTTGGCGCGAGGGCTGGCAAGGCGTGCAGCACGGGTAGCGAATCCAGCAGCACGCAGGGCGGCGCTAACACGTGCCCGCAAGCAATTTGGAAAAGAAGTCGCCAAGCAACTTGCAAGGAGCTAAACAGCAATGGCAAAAGTGAAAGTAAAAGGCACGGTAATCAAGCAAGAAATCTCCGCAGTGCTGACCGCCGTTGCGCAAATCACAGAATTTGACCAATCCGGCGGGGAATCAGAAACATTCGACGCAACCACGATCGACACCAGTGGAGCCGGTAAAGAATACGAGGCGACCGGCTACAGCGAGGGCGGCACGTTTGGGTTTAGCGTGTTTTACGATCCGGCGCTTTCCGGGCATCAGGCAATCACGGACCTGATCACAACACCGGCAGAGTGTAACTGGGATATCACGTTTGCTGACACCGGCGCGACAAACTGCACGTTCGCCAGCGCGGGCGTTGGCTGGGATATGACCGGCGCAATGAATGATGGCCTAAAGGCCAGCGTATCGCTGAAGCTGAATGGCCTGTTTGGATACTCAACCTGATGCAAATTAAGCTAATTCGCAGTGACCTCGGCGTTGCCGCCGGGGTTGCTGATTCCGAAGACATGATACACCGCGATGGCCGCAGATGGTGGCGTTGCGGTGCAATCATCGACGTGCCGCAACGCGCGTGCGAAATCCTCGTGGGCAACGGCGATGCAGAGCCAGCAGACGACGAGGCGGAAGCGGCATGCGCAGGGTGGCGGGATAAACGCGCGGCCGTGCTGGAATCGCGCGAGATGCTGGCACGCGGCATTGAGCCAGAAGACCGGGAAGCATTCCGGCGGGGTGAGTTGGACACAAGCAACGGGGGTGCAGAATGAATCGAGACAAATTTTTCAGCACGGCAAAGCCGCAACCGGTAACGGTGCCAATGCCTGAAACTGGCGACGGTGAAAGCGTGTTAGTGTGGCCATTGACCGCAAAAGAATGGACCGCATTTCAGGCGGCACAACAAACCAACGGCAAGCCGAACAAGCTGGCAGATCTTGTGCGCGAGCGACTTGTTGTTGCGTGCGTGCGTGATGAGTCAGGGCAGCCGCTGTTTACTGCTGACGATATTTCGGCGCTGGGCGAAATGCCTGCGGGTATGATTGAGCGAATAGTCAATGCAGCACTCAAGCTGATCGGGATCACAGGCGCAGACGCAGAGACGTTTGCAAAAAACTAAAGACAGACGCGGCGCGAATGACCGCAATGCGTCTGGCTGCATACGTGGAGCACACGACCGACGTCGATGGAATGCTTGACACAATGACGCCGCAGCAGTTTGCGGAGTGGCAAGCGTTCGACAGTTTGGAGCCGCTGGGCGACCGTGGCACGCATGATATTCTGGCAATGATTGGCTGCCTGATTTCGGGATACATGCAAGCAACGGACGAGCGCGGCGACGATATCGGGCCATATCACTTCACGCATTGGCGAGAGAAACCGAAACACTGCAACGCAGGCGCACGGCAATTGTCGGCAATGCTGCAAGCAATGGGAGCGCAGAAAAGTGGCTAGTCTCGGCGACCTCGTTGTGAACCTCAAGGCAAACAGCGCCAACTACACGCAATCAATGCAGGCCGCGCAAAAGCAGGCAGCCGTGTTTGCAGCAGCCGCAGGTGCAGCAGCGGCAGCGGCGGTTGTGCGTTTCGCGCAGGTTGGCGACCAGTTGCAAAAAACTAGCATTCGCACAGGCATTGCGGTTGAGTCGTTGTCACGGCTGGATTACGTCGCAGGGCAGAGCGGTGCCAGTTTTCAGGCGCTCGCAAACGGGCTGCGAGCAATGGCCAGATTCAACGACGATTTGCGGCGGGGGTCATTACTGGCAGTTGATGCAATGGAGCAACTAGGGCTAAAGTCGTCTGACCTTGCCGGGCTGAATCCGGAGCAGATGTTTGCGAAACTGGCCGATACAATTAGTAAAGTTGAGGACCCTTTGCAGCGAGCCGCAGCGGCACAGAATGTATTTGGCCGCGGTGGCGTGCAACTGCTGCCAATGCTCTTAATGGGAGCCGCTGGTATCGAAGAGTTGGCACAGCAAGCCGACGACCTCGGCGCGGTTATGTCAACGGATGCGGCAAACAACGCGGCGGCATTAACTGACGCAATCGACAACGTGCAGCGTGCCGCAACAGGTGCCGCCGTGCAATTCGCGAACGTGTTTGCGCCAGCTATTACGGCCGCGACTGGCACGTTTGCAGCGCTGATTGCTGGGAGTCAAAGCGGTATCCAAGTCATGGCGACACTAGCCGCAGGCGTGGCGGCGTTCCTTGTCGTCATGAAAGCATGGACGGCAGCGACAAAGGCACAGGCGGCGGCGCAAGTATTCTTGAATGCGTTGACCGGTCCAGCGGGAATTGCAAAGACAATCACCGGGCTAGCGGCCGCAGGCGTTGCGGTCGTGGCAATGGGCAGGGCGTTCGCTG